ATATTACGGGTAACTGGTATCGTGACTACTGGCAATTAGGTTTAGTACGATCCAATACGGCAGCCATGACGAATATACAAATGAATGTTGTATCACAAGAATTAGGTCAGGCGGCCAGCTTTATGTGGTATCCAAATGGGGTTTCTCACTCTGAAAAACATACCGCAGCTCCTATGCCAGGCTCATGGAATAATCCAGGACAAAGTTCAGCAAGCCCATATTTCGTTAAAACTGCAATCGGTAATGACTCTGGATTCGCACCTGGAATAACAGTTTCAACTCAGGCAACCACCGGATATGCATTATCTGCAACGTTAGGCGTAATTTCTGGGGGTACGTCAGCCTGGCCAAGTGTTGGCTTATATTGCTTGGGAGATAAAACTTACGGTCGTGCATTTATCATTAACCCTGTTAATGGAGATATCAGTACATGGGCTTCTGGTGGCGGTTTTGACGGGCAAAGCTACATTTATCAGAAAAATCCAAACTGTGATATTAAGCTAAAAGATGATGTTGACTATACTGATGGCAAAGTAGCATTTGATAATATTATGCAGGTTAAACCTGCAACCTATATATATAAAGCAGATGAAAAGCGTCGTGTTCGTCGTGGTGTAATTGCACAGGATATGCAGGAGATTGATCCAGAGTACGTTAAGTTTCTTAAATTCAATGAAGAAATTGAAGGGGAAGACACTATTGAACAACTTGCATTAGATAGTAACCCAATCATGCTTGATAACCTTCTTGCTACAAACTACCTCGGTGGTTTAGTACTGGAACAACAGAAGCAGATTGAAGAACTAAAAGCTTTAGTACAATCACTACTGGCAAATAAATAAATACAGTCGGGGTAAATGGATTTTACCCCATTACAATAAATAAAAACTTATTAATAAGGATATTAATATGGCTATGGACATTTTCTCGGGTGCACATTTTAGTGTATCAGTAGGATCGGCAGGCACTACCGTTGCAACTGATTTTCAGGAAGTACCTGAAGTTGCTGCATTCATGAGTTTAGGTTTTTCGAGTGCAACAATTGATGTTGTTAGTTTTAACTCTGCATACAATCGCAAACTATTAGGTACTAAATCCATTGAAGATCGTGATCTAAAGGTGAACTTTATCCCAGATAACGTAGTACACCAGAAACTCGAACAGCTCGCAAAAGAACAGAAGCGTTGTCAAATCAAGGTTGAAATCTTTACTGATGAAACTCGTTCAGAGGGTTTTTTCGAAGTGTATCAATGTTTCGTGGGTGGAGCAGTAACTGAAGGTGATAAAGATCAGGTGGTAACAAAAACATTCAAAATCGTAACTGATCTTGGTGAGATTGATAGCGGTCTAATCCAATAAAACATAAATACAGGGAAGAATATTATCTTCCCTTTTTTATTGGAGAAACAGAATGAATCTAAATGAATTAAAACAAAAGCTACAACCAAAACTACATGAATTTACTATTCAAAATTTCAAAATCTACATTCATCGTCCATCTGGCCGAGACTTTGCAAATTGCGATACTGTTACGAAAACTTTAGTACTTTGCGTAAAAGACGAAAACGGTGATCCTATCTTCGCAGATGAAGATATTGAGGGCCGAATCAATGTGAACAGTATCGATTACAAATATCAGAGTGAAATTTATGGTGCGATTGTTAATCTCGTAACCGCTGATAAAGTAGATGAAATTGAAAAAAAGTAAAAACCGATCCCCGCTTGCGTTATTACCTAAAAATGATTAATAAACGGGGTCTAACACCCCTGGAATTTAATGAGTTAGATCCTGATTTATTTGAAATGCTAATGGTATATGACACGTATATTGAGCCTTCGGGACCGCAATTAGACATGCTCTTTCATGCTCACAGTTGTTATAACACAACATTGAATAATCCAAATCTAACTAATGAAGCACGTAAGAGTATTAAGGTTAAAGATTTTGATTTCCTCGATATCCTCAGTGAAAGCAATCTAACAACGAAAGAAAAGGCTGAAAAACGGGATCGGGAAGCTAAGGAAGCTCAAGCGAGAAATATAAAGGCGATGGGAGAGCAAATCAAAAAACGGATTGAAGGGAAAAAGCAGAATGGCAAACAATAATCAAATCCAGTTTCAAATAAATGGTGATGTTACTGGATTACAACGTGCATTACAGGCAGGGCAAAACTCATTAAATCAGTTTGGTAATGATGCTGGCGGTGCTATTGGAGATATGACATCACGCCTTTCCGGTATGGTTGGTGGTCTCGCAACATCATTTACGGGGCTGGCGGGAGCGGCAGCGGTAGGAGCTGGCGGGCTTGCAATGCTCGTAAATAGTTCGCGTGAATATGTCAGTGAGATGAATGAGGTCAGTCGTAGTACTGGTCTGTCAGTAGTACAGCTACAACAGTTGAGTAGTGCTTTTGCTGGTTTAGGTTTATCACTCGACTCGTATGGCTCCTGGAATAAAGACGCACTCGATAAGCTTGGCGATGCATTTCGCGTTGGTGGTGGTATTGCAGATGATCTTAAGGAATATGGTTTAAAATTAAATGACTATAACGAATATTTAAATCAAGCTGATGGTGGTTTAAAAGCAGTAGTACATACTTTTTATGCAATGCGTGATGCTGGCAAGAGTATGGCAGAAACCGTAAACGTTCTCGAATCGCTCGCTTCTGATAGTAGCCATGCAGTTAGTACATTAAATCAGTTTGCAAATGCTACTGAGGCAATGAATTATCTGCAAAGCCAAAATGCCGCAATCAGTAATGAAACTGCAAAGAACTATGCTGAGTTCGATACAAACCTAACTCGTTTAACGGGCAACATTAAAGGTACAATTGCCGACGGCCTAAATCCTCTGGTAAAAGCCATGAATAGCGTTTATGAAGCATCAAACCAAAAACCGCATGAAGCTGGTCTATTTGAAGATCTGAATGAACGTATTAAAAAATCTACTGGCTCGCTACGGGATATGTTCGATATATGGCAACAATTAAGAATTGCAGGTGCACTAAACTATCAGGGAGCCGCGTTACATACTGGCAGTATGGATAATGGTAAACAAAACGAATTTGCCAATAAACGAGATAATCTAAATTCACTAATCAATACCTTTCAGAATGATATGGCAGTAGTAACTGCTCCTCAAGATGGCTGGAGAGACAAAACGAAAGATGCCGCAGATGCTGCCAAAAAAGCAGAACAAGAACGTAACAAAGCGGCAGCGGCCCAGAGAGCAGCAGATGCAAAACGCCTAACTGCCCAGCGAAATCTGGAGGCCGCACTCAGTCAGATTGGAGAGAACGCCGGAGATCTTCGCCTTAAATCATTCGAGCGGCAACAGGCAGCATTAATCAAAAATATCCAGGATAGTGCTAAGACACTTGGCCTCCCGGCTAACCAGCTTGCTCAGTACATTGATAGTGCTAACCAGTCTGCAAACTTCCAACGTACTAATCTCCTCGATTCAATGATTGGTTACACCGATCCGAATCAGGGATTGAAAGATACAAATAGAATAATTGGTACTGGACTATTAAACGACACTCAAAGATCTTATCTGGTAAATCAGCAAAATCAGCGTATTAATGGTGATGATACTACTCAATTATTAAATCAAAATACTGATGAGATGAATGCTGAATTAGCACAGAATGAATTGTTATTGAAGGGGCATGAAGATTATGAAAAGCGTAAGGCAGAAATCACTGCAAAATATAGTACTCAAGCTTTAGAAATTCAGAGTCGTGAAAATAAACAAACTCTATCAATGTTTAGTCAGGCAGCGGGAGATATTTCTGATGTTATGGCTGCTTCGTTCGGAAAAACCTCTGGCTTTGCTAAGGCGTTCTTTTTAGTACAGAAGGGCTTGAGTATTGCAATGGCAACAATCAATATCAATGAAGCACTCACTGAGGCATTAACACAGCCTGGACCTATCAAATTTGCACAGTACGCAACTATTGCAAGCATGGGTGCATCATTACTTAGTAATATTGTCGCTACGTCAGGTCAGTTCCACGGTGGTATAGATGAGTTACCATCGCACCTTGATAACAAATCGTTCTTGTTACAAAAAGGGGAGCGGGTAGTGCAGGCTCCTGCAAATGCAAAATTATCGAAGTTTTTAGATGCACAAGAAAAGAAAGGTTCAAGTGGTGGTGACATTACTGTAAATGCACCATTGATCATTAATGGTAGCATGGATGATGATGCTAAATTTAGTGAGATGTTGAAAAAGCATCAAAACTCAGTAGTACAGGCAGTACGTAATAGCCAGAAAAGAAATTCATAAGGAAGGGGCGGTTGTCCCTTTTCTTATAAATACCATATAAAAACTATGAGGATTTCATATGGCAACATTCACAAATAAAATTAAAGTTACAAATTTTCAGATTAAAAGTACCGAACCGATGTACTCAAACCAATCTTGGACAGGACAAAAGATCACACGTAGCACTGGCATTCAATACTATAAGATTCAATTCAATTTCAGTTTCAATATTAAGGATCGAGGTGAAGTACTTAATTTTATTGCTCAATATTCACAGGGTAAACCATTCACAATGAGTTTAGGTCATTTGAGTAATTATGTGGGTATGCAGCAGGGTAGTTTAACGAGTCAAACACAAGTACCAAAAGGTTCCATCGTCATTAATACTAACAGTAATGCAATTGCAGTTGGTGAGTTAATTCAATTTGGTACTCATAATAAAATCTATCGGATCATTGACCGTACTGATACATCCTTGACTGTATTCCCAGCACTACAAAATGTTGTGCAGGCGGGTGAGATTATTATCTATGACAATCTAATCATTGAAGCGGTACTGGATAATGATAACGATTATACCCTACCCGTTGAAAGCATTGTCACCATGCAATTTAAGGCAACGGAGAATATCAGCTAATGAATGAATATATTTTAACCAACCCCAAACTATTAATGTATTGGAACCTTGTTCGCGGTGGTAATAAAACTCGCCTTTCCGTAATGGAAGTTATGTCGTTGGGTGTGCATGTAAGGTGTTTTGATGTATTACCGAAGGGAAGCAATGCCTTCTACTGGACTGATGGATTAACGAATATTGAGATTGAAGGTAACAACTATATTAGTTTTCCCGATATTATTCAGGATTCATTACCATCATTTACGGAAGAGAAGGGTATCAGTAATGATGCAATCAATTTCAAGATATCTAACGTTACGTCATCCGTAAGACAGCTTGCATTAGGAGGTTTTCTAAAGGATGCACAGGTTAACATTAGGTTAGTAATTCTCAATCCCTATGACAGTAGTACGCTGTACTCAATGCTTTTGTTCTCGGGCTTTATTGACTACGTACAGGCAGTTGCAGACCCAAATGATAAAACTAATGAGATGACAGTATACGTTAATAGCGTCTACAAAAAATTGGATAGACAACCTCCGACAATTGCAGCAAATAGTGTCTATCAATCATATTATCCAACCGATGAATATTTTAGTTTACTGGGGCAGGTTAACTCAGATCAAATCTGGCGATATAAGGACAAGTGATGAATGTACATAATGAAATTATGAATATAGTTGAACAAGCACTCAATGGTGACTATCAATATGGTAAGAATGATTGCAATATTGTTGCCTTACGTATCGTTGATTTATTTGCTGGTACTAATTGGTCAGGCATTGCAAAGTACAAAACGCTTAAGGGTGGTATACGACAACTAAGCAAATTAGGTTTTGATAGTACGCAAGATATTATTAAACAACATTGTGATGAAGTATCAATTGCCATTGATGGTGATATCTGGCTCGATAATGATAATTCACTAATTATGGGTGTTTATATTTCTGACCGTTTGTTAGGTGTGAATGAATCACATGATGGATTTGAATTAATTAATAAGCCCACGGACGGGGCATTTTACAGAACACGGAGAGTTAGTCGATGGGAAAATCAGGTGGGATGGGGATCATCTCCGCAGTTTTAACGGGCGTAGTCGTTGCCGCAGCCGTTTATTTTACTGCCGGTAGCGGCATATCGTTGATGGCAGCGGCAGGATGGGGGGCGGCAGCAGCAGGTGTATCATTAATTTCAACAACATTATTGACAAGTATGTTACCTGGAACAGTACAGGGGTACGGGGATGTAACTGATACTCTTAGTCGAAGTACATCGGGTACAACTGGCTTACCAGTACTATACGGTGGGGAACTACCACACCGCAATGGTGTATCAGGTGGTAGTTTTATCCTAACTGGTTCAATTTGTAGCTGGTATAACGTACTCAATGGTGATTCTCAATATTTGTTCTCTGAGCAAGCAATATGCCATACGGGCGTACAGAAGCATATTGAACAAATCTATATCGATGGTGAACCGGTACTTGCCGCTCCCCTTACTCAGGATGGTATTGTTGATGTTAATAGTATTGCCGCTAAGTACCGTCCGTATCTGTCATTAGAAGTTACGTTTGGTGGTGACTATACAAGTACTAAAAGTCTTGCAAAACAATATGCCGGGCCTAAGTGGACAGATAAATTTTTAGGTAAAGGTATTGTTAGCATTTCGGCAGTCATTAAAAAAGATCAGGATAGTTTAGAACAAAATCTCTTGGTCAATGATCAGTTCACTATGCAGGCCGAGTTGAAAGGTCAGGAGGTACTTTCACTCGTTGATGGTACGAAATTCGCTACTTCGAATCCGCCTTCAATCATATATGATTATCTTACAGATAATGTATATGGTATGGGTGTCGATCCAAATCTGATTAATCTAAATACATTCAAAGAAGCGGCAGCCTACTGTAGCCAGATGGAATATTATGCCAATGGTGCAATAAGCTATCAGAGTTCATATAAGCAGAATATTGAAAACATCCTCCAGTCTTTCGGCGGGATTATGTATGTCCATGCTGGTCAAATCTGCATGGCAACTGATCGTAAAACATTATCAGTTTCATCATTCGATGAACATAATATGTTTGGCAAGATATCAATTACAACTTCAGGTAGTAGTGATTATTTCAATACTATTGACGCGAAATATACTAATGCCTCTCCCGGCTCAAGATACCAGATTGACGTACTACGTATTCCCTCTGATATCAGTATTGATGAAGCAGTAAAAACAGATGGACAGGTAATTACCCTTAGCCGTGATTATACGTGGGTGTATGATCAAGATACATTAGCTCGCATGGTGAATACTGAAGTACTCAAAGCTAAGTATGCCTTGCGTACTATCAGCTTCACTACCAGTGAAGGCTGGGACTTGAAGGTATGGGACTCAATACAAGTTAAAAATGATGAATTAGCAATTAATGGAAAGTTTAAAGTACTTTCTAAAGATATCTCAACAAATCAGGAGAGTATCGGTTATGTAACCATTAGTGCCGTTGAGTACCCAGATTCGATCTTTGATGGTGTTGACGCAGGTATCTGGTCTCCCGGTGGGGCAATCAATTTCCCGGCATTAACTGTAGTACCACCAACGGATCTCAAAGTTAACCGTATGGGGAACATAACGAGCGGCTCTGTAGTGGAGATGAGCTGGAAGGGCAGTACCGATCCGTACCTACGTGGGTACTATGTCTACTACCGTCTCAGTACTGCTTCAAACTGGACGTATGCGGGTAGTACCTCAAAGTACCAGACTGATTTTGAGCTATACGGATTGAGTACCGATGAGAAGTATGACTATGCAGTATGTGCCTATAACAACATTGGTCTACTCAGTGAGAAGCTAACCCTACTGGGTATCATCCCTGCATACAACTTTGCACTACCTGCTGTTACTGGTCTGCATCTGGTCAATAGTACCGTCAGCCAGTATGAGACAGATAGTGGTGACTTCAACATTGCATGGAACAACCAGACTAACCTGAAGGTGAACGGGCGTACCTTCTCGGAGTACTTCAAACACTATGAGGTTCGTATCTATAACGGTACTACTCTCGCGTATACCTACTACACACAGCAACCCAGTTTTGATTTCACGTTTGAGAAGAACGCCGCGAAGATTCGTAGACCTACTATTGGGGTTATCGCACATGGCTTCACGAGCGGTACGTATTCTGAAGAGGTGAAGATCACCGTTGAGAACAAACAGCACAAATCACCATCTGGAAGCTATAAGATCGCCCCTGGCTATAAGTCACTATTTGTCGATTGGGATGATACTAATTTAGAACGTGATTATGTCGGTACTTATATCAGTATTCAGAACACAGTGAACAGTACTGTAATGAATATGAATACGGCTTCACCTCAATTTACCTCATTCAATTTAGTGCCAGGTACATACAGAGTAAAGATCGCCCATTACGATATATTCGGTATCGATAATCTGAACTATACGCCAGAGAGTACTATCACTGTAAGTGGTGATTATCATTTTTCAGAACAGGATGTAGAGAACATTAATGATATTCTCAATCTCAACACACGCCTGTCTGATACGCTTGATGATGCAATTGCGGCTGCATATGCGAATACTAATACGGTAGTAACCCAGACGAAACAGGAATTTGATAGTAAAATTTCTGTCAGTCAGACACTACTACAGACTCAGATCACTGATAACAATAGTGCCATGAGTCAACGTATCGGTATTGTTGAATCGGGAGTAGGGGATAATAACTCTAAAATTGCAAATCTATCGCAGACAGTAGTAAATAATAATAGTGCACAGACACAATCGCTATCTCAGTTGCAAAGTACTTTCAACAATCAGATTGGTAGTGTTAATACACAATTAAGTACTAAGGCTGATGCTGCAACTGTTAATAGTTCCTATACGATGAGCGTAAACGCAAATGGTGTAGTTGCTGGTTTCAAACTTCTTGCCAGTACGGGAGCTACTAATACCAGTGCAATGTATTTTGCGGCAGATAAGTTTATCATTTCGCCCACTTATGGCGTTACTACTAATGCTGTAGCACCCTTCGCTGTTTATAACGGCATGACATATCTGAACAATGCAATCATTGCCGATGCCAGTATTGGTACTGCAAAAATCAGTGATGCTTCCATTACAGTATCAAAGATTGTTGATGGACATATTACTAATGCGAAAATTCAGGATGGTGCAATTACCAATGCGAAGATTGCCAACTCAATCCAGAGTAATAACTACTATCCAAACTACTCTGGTTGGCAGATTAATAAGGATGGTACTTTCTATATTAATGGTAATGGCGGTACTGGTAGATTAGTAATTAATAATAATGTTATTCAGATTTTCGATAATAACGGCACATTACGTGTTCGTATGGGGTTATGGTGATTTATGCAAGGATTGCAATGCTGGGATCAGTACGGGAGGTTGGTAGTAGATGTTGGTGATTACAACATGCGTTATATCGGTACGGTGTACCTGAATGTGGGGCCAGGTGCTAACGCCTGGTCTGTACCAGTACAGGGTATGCGTCCTAATGGATGGTTAGCAGTGTTACGTACCAGTCTGTACTGGAACGATTACTACTGCATACCTGGCAACAATGCCTTCACAGTGCAGTACCTACCAGTCTCATCACCGTACACGGCAACACTAACATTCGATGTTTATAAATTTGAGGTATAGGGGGAACCATGTCAGGTTTCGAGGTTTACAATTCAAACGGTGCACTCACTATTGATTCAGATAACAAATCTATTGTGATGAGTGCCGTTAAGGGGATGGGAGGGCTGTCTGATACTGGATTCTATCGGTTCAGTAGTGATTTTGGGGATGGTGGTAATCTGGGCTTCCTCGCATCGGACTTCTTCCCGGCTGACGGGCTGCGATGGTATCAACCACAAGTGAATGGTAGCTACTGTTTTCCAGGTGCATCCCTCTATCAGGCCAATACGGGGCGGTTCATACTGAGTAGCAATACAGTAGGAATCCAGAGCGGGTATCTCGATGTGTTCAATGCAGCGGGCCAGCTAACATGGAGTGCTGCCAGTGCCGGGACAATGCCACGGATAATGGATTTTTTTACCGTTCCATCATCACATGATTTGGGTACAACATTGACCCTGAATACTGCATTTGCCGATCCGTGGATTTGCATTAGCCAGTGTCCAGGTAATATCTCATCCGATGGTACACAGGGCGGGTACTCTGGTCTGCTGGTTCGCCGTCTCAGTAGTACCCAATTTCAGTTGCAGTACATTAACAGGTTCCAGAAACCGTATCGTACTGCGATGGGTAACGGTGGATTACGTATCGCACTCGCATACTTCACCGGGTACTAAATACAATAATAAGAATAATAATAATGAGGTACTTAATGGATCTATGGACAATAGTAGCATGTGTTGTTGCGGGGCTGGCTTTTGTATGGACTGTTTACAGAGATAAAACTTCAGATACAGAAGACTTACTTAAAAGAGTTGGCACTATTGAAACTAAAATTGTACTTGCAGAAAGTACTATTGAACGTTTAGAAACAGAACAAGACGAAATGAAAAAAATGCTTAAAAGTCTGGAAAGTCAAATTAACCAGATGAATTTGAAGGTTGAAAAAATTTTAACCATTCTCGAAAATACAAAAGGGGCGTAATGCCCCTTTGTTATTTGTTTCTCAGTTGTGCAATCATATCATTAACGCGATTTGGTGTTTGTCTGTACCAAAGTGAATCTTTTGCTTGATTAATCGCTTCCTTATAGTTTCTTACTTTCAGGGCTGCAATCATTTTTCTGAACTTCTGAACACCACCCAATCCTAACTGAAATACCATGATGATTAAAAAATCATTCCAGTCATCTGGAACATTTAACCCCAGTGATTGAACCTGCATTACTGCATGTGCAAGATCTCGGGATAATAGTTTATCCGCCTCTAATTCAGTTAATCCATTTTTGAATTTTTCCGTCTTACTAATCAAATGACCGTACCCAATTGTACTAAATCCCAATGAATCACTGTAGGGCCAGAACCTACCATTCCTAAAATAACCCAGTTTTGCTTGGTACTCTTTAGTACCTTCATATTTCTTTAATCTGTTTTTTAAATCCATTTACTAAATACCTTATAAATTATTAATAAAGGTATTTATGATGAATGCATGGAAATATACTGGGGACTGGACGGAAGAAGATTTAACTGATGGTAGTTATGCTGGCTTCATTTATATGTTTCGTTTTCCCGAAACAGGGCAGGTGTACTATGGTAGTAAACAGATTTATAAGCGGGTTAAAACCTATAAGAAGATTAAAAGTAACTCCATTGAAAACGGTTGGCGTGAGTACTCGAGTAGTAGCACTACTGTTAATAAGCTAATTGATGAAGGGGCTGAGTACGAGAGAGTTGTACTATGGGCATTTCCCACAATGAATGAAACGCTTCTCGCAGAACTATCCCTCATTGTATGTGAAGGATTACAACCAAATTGTCTGAACTATGCAGTGATTCATAAATGTAAATTACCATCACTTAATGATAGAGCAAAAATCTTCAACATCATGCAAGAAGTACGCTCGTACCTATGAGGTAAATATAAATGATTAATGGAAACATAACAGGTATTAGTAATGCCACGGCATATCTAAACACTCAGGGAAGGCAATTAGGGCAGAACTTCCAAAAAGAAATAATTAACAGAGCACGAGCATTATCAATCCATTTACAAAGGGAAATATCCCAGTCAGTTGATAAAGGGCCAGTACCATTTACTAATCGTGCAGTACTTTTCACATATAGGAAAACTGGTACGGGTGTAACTGCAAACATCATTATTAAAGATCTTCAGGCGAAGTACCTTTACGATGTATTGGTACATCCATCAGCATATGAGAAGTACATCCCAACAAGTAATGCACGTTTAACTCGGCAAGGTAACATTTCAGGGCTGAAGGCAAATCTTACCAATGGTAGATATAAAGTGGTTATTCAAAATGGTAAGAAGCGATTAATCGATACTAATCAGAAGAAGAAAAAGAAAAGAGTGATTGGTGTTCGTGAGAGTAAACGGCGACAACTGATATACGATTTTTACGCAAATGCAGAACGCGGTGCAATGCTCATATTGAATGACATCCGAGGTACATTCACATTACGGAGACAATAGATGGATTTTTATGAAAAACATTATGGTGAACTCACGCCATATATTTCACTGGATGGCATCCCGGTTTATGCTAATGGTATGCCAACTGATATTTGTTTTTTAGGGCCAAAGTTTAAAAAGATTCTTAAAAAATCAGGGGTGCAATGCCTCACATATATGAACGTGGTTTTTGAGAAACCACAGGGATTTGAAAATGGTGTGCTCGAATGGAAATTGAGGACTGATAAAACGGATGTTTACCTAATTGATAGTACAAAATTGTTCGTCAAAGGTAAGTACTTCTGGGTGTATTGTGTGGGGATTATTGAATGATAAGTATAATTTTAGAATTGATTAAGGCCGGGGTAGGGTTGTTTCAGAAGAAGAAGGATGAAACTGTACAGAACAGTCATGAGCAGAACCAGATTACACTTGAGGAAACACGTAATGGGTATACATGGCGTCAGGGGCTGGGATGGGTACTGACATTCATTGTACTCTGGAACTATGTTATCATCCCGGTACTGGCAGCGTTTGGTGTGTTACTACCCCCAGTACCGTTGAGTGAAGTATGGAAAGTACTTATACTATTGGTTGGTGGTAGTTAATCGATTATTCTATGATAATTACTGCTAATTAGCTCCACAAATATGATTAGATGCATGAATTATTGGTGAATAAAATGAAGGTTGAGAATAAAATAAAGGTCATTGCTTTAATTATTTCCGTTTTTATATTTGCTTTTGTATATTTTGTCGTTAGTTTCATCGTGTCCAATATTACTTTTAATGAAAAAATTAATTATCCAGATTGGATTTCGGCAGGTTGTAACGTAGCAATGGCTATTGCTGCTTTAGGCGGTTTTTGGATTGCTAAAGATTGGAAAAAAACATCTGTAAGAGAAAAGGTTATTTCTCATGCTTTAGATTTGAAGGTCACTCATTTAAATAAACTAAGAAGATCTACTTTCATTTTAAGGTTTTGTGTTGAAGACTTCAGGGCCATTTATGACTATCAAGATGGCGATAAGGCATCAAAGAATTTTGTCTTGTATAGACTCGATGAGTTTTACAATAAATTATTAGAAAAAACAAACCACTTTCAAAATCATCTTAATGAAGCAATGGTAGAAAAATCTAAGATTGAAGCGTTAGGCTTCAGATTTAAAAATATTAATGATAAATCGTTAGATCTCATTTTACATGAGTTAGGTTTTTTGGAAACTAAAGTTTTAAGTTTTCAGTCCGAAGTAGCAGGGTTAATTTCTGTTATTAATCAAAATCAACTTGATACTATCACTATACCAAATCGTTCGACTGTAGAGACCTCACTTCAGTTAAGTCAAGACATCAATAAAGTTGAAGAATCGTTAGTTTTATATGTTTATTCAAATATATCAGTCTTAAACTTATTAGAATATGCAGGTTAAATTTACACTCAATTCTTATTAATACAGTATCACCTTAGCCCCGTATGGCATGCGTCATGGGGCTTATTTTATCACTCCTATCTCGGCTTATCTGCTTCATGTTAGTGTTTGCTAATGATCTAAGATTAAGCAGGGCTAACCATTATTATGATTGTTTCTCTATACGTGATATTGGATTTTCACAAATTTACTATGATATGGTTTGCTTACAATAACATGAACGTAATAATATGAACTATCCATATACCCTAATAGCTCTGCAAGCTCTTTAATATAGAATTCGCAGTGTTCATGGTTACGAATCTCCATATTACCCAAGCGGTTAATATTGCCTATGATACGGCCGCAGCGGAACATTGCTTTGTCAAATAATGTTGCTTGGATAAAATCTATCCCCCAAGTATCAAAAGTATATGAGCAATTGTATGCTGACACAATAAGTTTATTAAGTTCGATGTTCAATGTTAATATATGATCTATCCATTTTTCATAATCCTTCACATTTCTTCGCAGGTGAAGAGTGCGTACATACATATTCAGTTCGGCTAATTTATTATTAACTTCACATAAAATACTTAAAAACTCATCTGATTTTTTGAATGCGGTTTCATTTATTTTACTATCAAGCCACTTCTTTACTTGATAAGCAGAATATAAAGCTAATGAGAATGTGCACATTGCAACAAGCGAGGCAACACCTGGTGCTGTTATTTTTTTTGGATCTTTAAATAACAGCCAATTAATGATGATTGTTACAAGGACTCCTATAAAGAATCCGATAATATGTGATAAATTAAAAAGATTTTTTTTATTCATTTTCACTCATTCTCAAATAAGTTTTCCAAGCAATTTTAGGTTTGTAAGGCAAGATGCCTGATTTAAGTTAAGTAAATACCCGTACTTAAATTGTACAGGTGTAGATTATGGGAAAATTAACAAAAAAGGAAACGAAATTACATCAACAGGTCATGGAGTTAGTACATTCAGATAGAGCACTAACATACGATGAAAAAGAGTTTATCCTCCAGAACTATGCAGGTGATGCAGTTGGTTCGACAGGTGCATTTTTTACGCCTGAACTACTATCATGGGATTTCATCATTGATGCCGGATGTACTGGACGTTGTATTGAACTATGTGCAGGTATTGGAAGGCTATCATTCGATCAGTATCAGCGTAACAAACCAGAACACATTACATGCGTTGAACTAAACCCAGAGTACGTAATGATTGGGAAGAGAGTACTACCAGAAGCTGAATGGGTTACTGGTGATGCACTAACTTTTTCAACTTCTGATAGGTATGATGTTGTTTATGGCAATCCCCCCTTCGGTAAGATCAAAACCAGTGATGTTAAAACGGGTAGGTACTCGGGTACTGAGTTTGAGTACAAGGTGATTGAGCATGGCAGTACCTTAGCCCCATATGGGGTATGGATAGTTCCACAGGGTAGTGCAGGCTTTGTGTACTCTGGAGTACATTGCTATGAGAGACGCGAAAGTAGTAAGTACCAACGATTCTCTCAAGATACTGGCTGGACGTTCGAGGCAGGTTGCGGTATCGATACTTCTATCTACCGGGATCAGTGGCATGGTACTAACGTAGTGTGTGAGATAGTAACGGTTGAGTATCGATAGTTTCTATATACATCAACACTTTAAGTAATGTGTGGTGTTTTAAAAATAGTACTTCATTTTAGCTGTACTAACCACCATCAGCTCGATTAAGGTAAACCCCCGCTGTTTTGCCAATGACTGTTTCATGATCTGCTCCCTGGTTGGTGTGGGGAGTGTGTCAGTCCAGGGAGAGTGTGACGAGGGAGCAAAGCGGCGTTCAGGAAGTCAGCTTCCCGAGTTTTTTACGCCGTTGCAGAGGTAAACAACGTTTTTGCGCGCAGGGACGCAATCCGTCGCCCCGGTTAGCGCAGCGCCACCGGGGCATTACCGGGACTAACGGAAACGCATCGAGAGATCGAGGGCGCGTACGTGCTTGGTCAGCGCGCCCACTGAGATATAGTCCACGCCGGTTTCAGCAAACTCGCGGATCGTATCAAAGGTGACGTTGCCGGAGACCTCCAGCCGTGCCTGGCCGTCGACGATCCGCACCGCCTCGCGCATCTGCTCGGTAGTGAAGTTATCCAGCATGATGATATCCGCCCCGGCCTTCAGCGCCTCTTCCAGCTCCGTGAGCGTCTCCACCTCGACCTCCACCGGCACGTCCGGATGCAGCCAGAAGGCTTTCTCTACCGCCTGGCGCACCGAGCCGGAGGCGATAATGTGGTTCTCTTTGATCAGGAATGCATCGGAGAGGCCGAGGCGGTGGTTAGCCCCGCCGCCGCACAGCACCGCGTACTTCAGGGCGGTACGCAGGCCTGGCAGAGTTTTGCGGGTGTCCAGCAGCTGGGTTTTGGTGCCCGCGAGCAGATCGACGTAGCGGCGGACCTCGCTCGCCACGCCGGAGAGCGTCTGTACAAAGTTCAGCGCCGTGCGTTCGCCGGTCAGCAGCACGCGAGAGGTGCCGTCCAGTTCGAACAGCGGCTGGTTAGCGGTAACGCTCTCCCCGTCGGCAACGTGCCATTGGATCTGCACATCGTCGCCTGCCAGCTGAATGAAGACCTCTTCGACCCAGCGCTTACCGCAGAAGATGCCATCTTCACGGGTGATCACCACCGCGTGCGAGCGCGTATCTTCCGCCAGCAGCTGGGCGGTAATATCGTTGTTCGCATCCACCTCGCCGCCCAGGTCTTCACGCAGGGCCTGCGCCACGGCGGCGGGGATATCCAGATTTATACGTTCCAGCAGCGCTTCACGACGGCTATCGGGGTTGTAACGGCGAGGCGGCATGATAAAACTCCAAAAAGGGTAACGAATCAAAAGATTGAAACATGCTACTCTGAAGCGAGTATTAGAGCCATACTTGAGGAGATCCCGTATGCAGTTAAACGAGGGCTGGCTGGTCGGTGTGCGGCAGGTCCGCTCCCCGCATTATGACTGTCGCCCGGATGATGAGTGTCCCTCCTTGCTGGTTGTGCATAACATTAGCCTGCCCCCCGGTGAGTTTGGTGGGCCGTGGATCGACGCCCTGTTTACGGGCACGCTGGATGCCACCGCGCATCCCTTCTTTGCCGAGATTGCCCATCTGCGCGTCTCTGCGCACTGCCTGATCCGCCGCGACGGCGAAATTGTCCAGTATGTGCCTTTTGATAAGCGCGCCTGGCATGCGGGCGTCTCCCGCTATTGTGGGCGCGAGCGCTGTAACGATTTTTCCATCGGTATTGAGCTGGAAGGGACGGATACGCTGCCCTATACCGAAACGCAGTATCAACAGCTGGCGGCGATTACCCAGGCGCTGGTTGCGCTTTACCCCGCCATTGCTGACAATATGACCGGACACAGCAACATTGCGCCCGAGCGTAAAACCGACCCCGGCCCGGCCTTTGACTGGGCGAAGTTTCACGCTCTGGTTGCCCTCTCGTCAGATAAGGAGATGACATGACGCTATTCACGATGCTGCTGGTGTTGATCGCCGAGCGCCTTTTTAAGCTGGGTGAGCACTGGCATCTGGATCACCGCCTTGAGGTGCTGTTCCGTCGGATAAAGCGCTTCTCGATGCTGCGCACGCTGCTGTTGACCGCCGTGGCGATGCTGGTGACCTTTCTGCTGCTGCGTGCGCTCTACGGACTCTTTTTCAACGTGCCGCTGCTGGTGGTGTGGATTATGCTCGGCCTGCTCTGTATTGGCGCGGGTAAGGTGCGCCTGCACTATCACGCCTATCTGAAGGCGGCCTCGCGAGATGATAGCCACGCGCGGGATACTATGGCCAGCGAGCTGACGCTAATTCACGGCGTGCCGCCGGAGTGCGACGAGCGTGAGTACCTGCGCGAGCTGCAAAATGCCCTGCTGTGGATTAACTTCCGCTTCTACCTGGCACCGCTGTTCTGGTTTGTTGTTGGCGGTGTATGGGGGCCGGTGCTGCTGGTGGGCTACGCCTTTCTGCGCGCCTGGCAGTCGTGGCTGGCGCGATACATGACCCCGCACGCGCGGTTACAGTCCGGTATCGACGCTATTCTGCACCTGCTGGACTGGATCCCGGTGCGGCTGGTGGGCGTGGTCTACGCGCTCATTGGCCATGGTGAAAAAGCGCTGCCCGCCTGGTTTGCCTCGCTCACCGACTGGCGCACCTCGCAGTATCATGTCCTGACCCGGCTGGCCCAGTTTTCACTGGCGCGCGAGCCACATCTCGATAAAGTCGAAACGCCAAAAGCTGCGGTATCGATGGCGAAGAAGACCTCCTTCGCCGTGGTGGTAGTGGTGGCGCTGCTGACTATTTACGGGACCCTGGTCTAGCTTTTAACGCCCGGCGGCGCTCGCTTGCCGGGCCTACAAAGCAACGTAGCACTATTAGCTATAAGGTATCCGCAGGCGGAACGCCAAAAATCGGCATGCCGTCTTTATCCCACTCAATTAGCTTCAGCCGCGTATGGCGGTTCGGATCGTAGAGCGGGTCGCCTTCAATCTCGGTGTAGTTACGCGCATGGTAAACCAGCACGTCTTCACCGTCCGCTGTACTGGTAAAGCTGTTGTGGCCCGGCCCGTACTGCCGGTTGTCGTAGCTGGTGGTAAACACCGGCTGCGGTGATTTATGCCAGTTTTCCGGCTGGCCTGGATCGGCAGCAATATCGATCCACAGCAGGCCCAGACAGTAGTTCTCATCGGTGGCGCTGGCGGAGTAGGTGACAAACAGCCTGTCACCATGAGTAATCACTGCCGGCCCCTCGTTGACCAGAAACCCCCGGCACTCCCACTCAAACTCCGGCTTGCTTAGCATCACCGGGTCGCCTTTCAGCGTCCACGGGTTCTCCAGCTCCGCCAGGTAGATGTTTGAGTTGCCTGCAATATCGGGGGCTTTCTGCGCCCACAGATACCACTGTTTGCCCTGGTGATTGAACGTCGTGGCATCCAGCGCAAAGGTATCAAACGGCGTCTGCACCTGCCCTTTTTCTGTCCAGCGCCCGGTTAAGGGATCGGCATCGGCACACTCCAGCGCAAACATGCGGTGCTGGAACATATTCAGCGCGTCCAGATCGTGCGTATGGGTTGCGGCAAAGTAGATGTACCACTTTCCGTCAATCTGATGCAGCTCCGGGGCCCAGATCAGCTGGCTCATCGGGCCGGTCTGCGGTTTACGCCATACCACCACCGGCTCGGCGTCGCGTAGCCCCTCCAGGGTAGCGGCGTGGCGGATCTCCAGCCGATCATACTCCGGCACGGAGGCGATAAAGTAGTACCCATCGCCGTGACGCAGAATGAACGGGTCGGCGCGCTGCTCAATAAAGGGGTTTGGCCAGTTTTGCATAGGACGCTCCTTATTTATTCTCTGCGGCTTTCAGTTCCTGATAGTCGCTCAGTTCACGGTAGTTGGTGCGACGCTTCTCCAGGTCCTCCTGGATCCGTGCCATCGTTTCGCGATCGACCTTCAGCAGCCGGACGACGCCCGCCGTAATCAGATAACCTACCCCCGGGATCACGGTGAACAGCAGGACGATACCGTTGATGGCATCAGGGCTTTGTGCCTTCGCACTGGCGTTATAACCATACCAGGAGAGCAGGAAGCCGACCATCGCGCCGGCAATGGCCAGCCCCAGCTTGAGGAAGAAGATGTTGCCAGAGAAGCTAATACCGGTAATGCGCTTACCGGTTTTCCACTCGCCGTAGTCGTCTACGTCGGCCATCAGGGACCAGTGCAGCGGGGAGGGGATCTGGTGCAGGATATTAAGCAGGAAGTAGAGCACCACGATAGTGGTAGTCGCCTTTGGATCGAAGAAGTAGAACGCGCAGGAGAAGATAGCCAGCGCGATGTTGGTCCAGAAAAATACCTTCAGCTTGCACCAGCGGTCGGTCAGCACTTTTGCGAGCATGCTGCCCAGCATCATACCCACCACGCCCAGGCTGATAAACAGGGTGGCAAAGTGGGTGCTCTGACCCATCACCCAGGTGACGTAGTACATGGTTGCCGCCATGCGGATAAAGCCCGGACAGACGTTGCACAGGGTCAGCAGCAAAATGCGCACCCACTGGTCGTTTTTCCAGACATCTTTCAGATCGTTTTTCAACTCATCGTTGGTTTGTACCGCCGGGCGAACGCGTTCCCGCACCGTTGCGAAGCAGAACAGGAACATGCAGGTGCCAATCAGCGCCAGCACGGTCATTGCCATCTGGTAGCCTTTGGCTTTGTTATCCCCACCAAACCAGTCGGCCATCGGCAGCAGCGTGAGCGACAGCAGCAGGGTCGCCACACCGACCATCACGAAGCGGTAGGACTGACACGCCACGCGCTCTTTCGGATCGTTGGTGATGACGCCACCCAGCGAGCAGTAGGGAATATTGATCGCCGTATAGGTCAGAGAGAGCAGGAAGTAGGTGACGAAGGCATAGATAACCTTGCTACTGTAGCTCCACTCTGGCGTGGTAAACATCAGGATGCTGAACAGCGCGTAGGGCAGGGCGATCCACAGCAGCCAGGGGCGGAAACGGCCATATTTACTGCGGGTACGGTCGGCCAGCGCCCCCATAATCGGGTCCGTTACCGCATCAATAACGCGGATAGAGAGCAGAAGTACCCCTACCAGCGCCGGTGCCAGACCAAATATGTCGGTATAGAAGTAGTTAACGAACAGCATGATAGCGCCGAAAATGATATTGCACCCGGCGTCGCCCATGCCGTAGCCGATCTTCTCTTTCACTGACAGCTTGTTATTGTCCATCGCGAAATCTCCCGTTGATATAGGAAGAGATTATTTGCTCGCTACGGAATTTTTGCGTTACAGGATAGGGGCGCAGAGATGGACAAAACGGCTACGAAAGTGAATTTGTGAAGCGTCTTACATTTCACATCTGCCCTGCCTCCCTGGATTTAGGGGGCAGGGCAGAGCGTGCGGTTAGTGTGCCTTAACCGGCTTTCCTGCTTTTTGCTGCTTGATGAAGTAACCTACGGCAAGGATGGCCACCCAGACTGGGATCAGCCAGACGGAGATCGCCATGCCAGGCGTGATCGCCATGATCACCAGTACCGCCGCCATAAACAGCAGGCAGATCCAGTTCCCCAGCGGGTAGAAGAGCGCCGGGAAGCGCGTCTTCACCCCCTGCTTGTCTTTGGCGCGGCGGAACTTCATGTGCGCCAGGCTGATCATCGCCCAGTTGATCACCAGCGCGGAGACCACCAGCGCCATCAGCAGGCCAAAGGCTTCGCCAGGCGCCAGGTAGTTAATCAGCACGCACAGCGCGGTAAAGAGGGCAGAGGTGAGAATGGTCGCCACCGGTACGCCACGCTTATCGACCTTCGCCAGCGCTTTCGGGGCGTTGCCCTGCTTCGCCAGGCCAAACAGCATCCGGCTGTTGCAGTAGACGCAGCTGTTATAGACCGACAGCGCGGCGGTTAAGACCACGATGTTGAGGGCGTTAGCCACAAAGGTATCTCCCAGCTCGTGGAAGATCAGCACAAACGGGCTGGTGTCGGCGGTTACGCGCGTCCACGGCAGCAGCGAGAGCAGCACCGCCAGCGAGCCGATGTAGAAGATCAGGATCCGGTAGATAACCTGGTTAGTGGCTTTTGGAATGCTCACTTCCGGGTTATCCGCTTCGGCGGCGGTGATCCCCACCAGCTCCAGGCCACCGAAGGAGAACATAATGATCGCCATCATCATCACCAGCCCGGTAAAGCCGTGGGGCAGGAAGCCGCCCTGTTCCCAGAGGTTACGCACGGTGGCCTGCGGGCCCGCGCTATCGCTAAACAGCAGCCAGCCGCCGAAGAGGATCATGGCGACCACAGCAATAACTTTAATAATGGCGAACCAGAACTCCATCTCCCCGAACACTTTGACGTTGGTCAGGTTAATGGCGTTGATGATCACAAAGAAGGCCGCCGCTGATACCCAGGTGGGGATCTCCGGCCACCAGAACTGAATGTATTTCCCCACGGCGGTCAGCTCAGCCATTGCGACCAGCACGTAGAGCACCCAGTAGTTCCAGCCGGAGGCAAAGCCAGCAAACCCGCCCCAGTATTTGTAGGCGAAGTGGCTGAACGAGCCGGCGACCGGCTCTTCAACCACCATTTCACCCAGCTGACGCATAATTAAGAACGCGATAAAACCGGCGATGGCATAGCCGAGGATAATCCCCGGCCCTGCGGACTGAATAACGGATGCGCTGCCCAGAAACAGACCCGTCCCGATAGCACCACCCAGCGCAATTAGCTGAATATGGCGGTTTTTAAGACCGCGCTTCAGCGTTTCACCGTGCTGTTGATCTTCCATCATGAAACCTCATATGTGGTTATTTTTTGTACGCCGTTGTGTGCGTGTACGTATAAAATTCCATTTTTGTATTTTTTTATTTACGTAAGCAGGATCTGAAATATCGGCCCATCTCTTTCGTAAGGCTCAGAATAGTGATAAGCGCGCGGGAATGCACCTGCTTTATGCAGGGCCAGAAGCGGGTTGGATGAAAAGCAAACATTTGTAAATTCGCGCCGACTACCCCCAGCTACTACCCTATCGATTATTTGAAATAATTAAGCGCTTTATTTGATTTAATATGCAAAATAATGACAACTGAATCGGTTCAATTAGTAATTTTAAGGTTTCAATGAGGTTAAATCTGCCTCTTAAGGGGTAACGGTATCTTTTGTGCAAAGTTACATTCCTGAAACGTCATTTCTGTAATGTTGTTAAAATGTGCAGGGTTCCCTGATTTCAATCAAAACCTGTATGGACAGAAGGTGAATACTTTGTTACTTTAGCGCTAAGAACATGAAATTGGTAAGACCAATTTACTCCGGGCTAATGGCAGAGACAGGGAATAATGGCCTACAGCAAAATCCGCCAACCAAAACTATCCGATGTGATTGAGCAGCAACTGGAGTTCTTGATCCTTGAGGGGACACTGCGCCCCGGTGAAAAACTTCCACCTGAACGCGAGCTGGCTAAACAGTTCGACGTTTCCCGTCCTTCGCTCCGTGAGGCGATCCAACGTCTTGAAGCCAAGGGCCTGCTGCTTCGTCGCCAGGGCGGCGGTACGTTTGTCCAGAACAGCCTGTGGCAGAGCTTTAGCGACCCGCTGGTCGAACTGCTCTCCGATCATCCTGAATCCCAATTTGACCTGCTTGAGACGCGCCATGCGCTGGAAGGGATTGCCGCCTATTACGCGGCGCTACGCGGCACCGATGAAGATCGGGTGCGTATCCGCGAGCTGCACCACGCCATCGAGCTGGCGCAGACGTCAGGGGATCTCGATGCCGAGTCTAGCGCGGTGGTTCAGTA